AGTTGTCAGCGTAAAGACAGTCTGGCCCGCCGTTGCGGTCTGAAATTCCTGTCTGTTGGTGTAGTTGACGTTGATTGTCACCAAATCGGCAATCTGGCCTGTGGTCGTGCGGACTGATGTGCCAGCCTGTACAACTTCAACCTGTTCAGCACCGTTGAGAGATATAGCTACGGGTAACTGGGGGATTTGGACGTTTGCCATCAAAGAGTCCCGGTGCGAGGAATTTCAGTAAAACCATACGGCAACGCAGGATTATTTACAATATATCCGCCACTGGAATAAGCATTGGTAAATGTAGAATTATCTAGGTCAACAGTTGTCAAGTTAATAACTGTAATCTTCCAGTTTCCGTTAGCCTCTGTAGTGCCGACTACATCTCCAATAGTTACATTCTGCCCCGTGATCATGCCATTTGTCGTGTTAACAGTCAGGCGGATGCGGCCCGATCCGTTGTTAATGGCGTTGCTGATGGTGCGGTAGGTGACCGCATTCGGGTCAGTTCCCGGAAGCTCATTCAGGCTTCCATTGGGAGCGCCAGTTTGCTGGGTAACACGGTAATTGTTGTTCTCAGTAATACGCATCGTATTACCGGGGATTGGAATGCCAGTGCGTGGGTCAACCGTATCCTGACCAGATGTTGTGCGATTGTCAGTATTCGCCGCCTGATAGTTCTGGGGGCGCGGGTTCATGACCGGCATAGGGTCAGCAGGAATAATGATCGCTCTAAGCTGGGTCTGCGGGATATCATTACAGCGGCGGCACACAAGCTGGCGAAGGTTAACAAGCTTATTGCCCGCCCACTGGAACTGGAAGCGCAACTCATTAAGGTTGTACAGAAAGCCGCAATTGTCACATATGCCGAAGGCTTCCGGGTTTCGCGTACTTACCTTTGCTCTGCCATGAGGACGCATATTCTTACCTGAAATAACCCTGTATCTGCGGGCTTATGAACACAGAGACATTTTCCGTATCCTGATTGGCGGCGATCATGTACGCCTCATCCGCTTCCTGCTTCAACTGGCCGACCAACTGAGGCTGCCAGATGCGGGCAAGGTAATAAGCAAGGCCATTGGCAAATGCGTCCAGCCAGCGGTACGGAACGTCAATCGTTTCGCCGCCCGGAAGGTTGGCATCCTGAACCTGTGTCACGCGGTAGTATGTGATCGTCGTGGGACTTCCAGAACCGTCCGGGACAGGCCACACGGTCACTGTCGGGCTGATCAGGCGGTCGAACCAGAACACGGTCGGGAAGCCCTGCTGGAGCTTGTTGGGGTAGCTGGCATACTCAGAGCGGCTGACCGGCATCATGATGCGATCCGTGTTTGTCGTGCCGCTGGGGGTGCGGGCGTACATATCAAGGATCATGACTGTGTCAGCGGGAACGGAGTAGGTGGACACACCAGCAGAGAGTGTAATTGTCTCCGTATCCACACGCCACAAATTGACCCCTAAATTTGACCACTTGGACAACATCAGGTTCATGGCTTGGGATTAACCGGTGTGCTGTTGCAACCGCTGGCAGTGGCAGTGTTAACGCTGGGGTTATATCTGTCACAGCCACATCCGGCGGCAGCTTACAGGCAGAGATACCCGTCGGGGCAGGTTCAAGTCAGCAAGCCATATTTTTTGTCGAGGCCGGGCACACAGCTTTGATGGATTGGATGTATATCAACATGATAAAAACGGCAGGTGGTGGTGGCGACCCCCATTAACACTGAAATCATAAAACTGTGTAACTTCTACATCAGTAAGTAGAGAGGTTTGTGCATCAGAGAACCCATTAACTTCCCACTCACCAATGAAGCTGCCACCATCGGCAAGAGCTACATTCGAGGAGTTTGCCGTGGATATAACTGACCCGGCAACGAACTCTAAAAAGCCTTGAGCATTGGTATTGCCTGAACCATAAGCGCCTGAAAGTGCCATATTATGCCTCGTTCCCGGATGCCCGGACTCTGTAGTATGCTGCCCCGACTATGCCAGTGGGGGTGAATGTTATAGTGGCGGGGGTGCCCGCAAAACTTAAAGTTCTGTTTGTGGTCAAAGTAGCCAGTATAGGGGAGCCGCCTATATCATTAGAGGCATCACTGACAATCAGCTTGCAGGTAACAGCAACACTCCCGGCCGTTACAGTTGATGGGGTGGTAAGCCCTATATCATCAAAAAAGTCAACACCCACAAACCAGTGGGATAGCCCCGCATAACTGGACACATCCATATCTATAGGGGTGGCCACGGCACCACTGTGCTCAAAAAGCGGGGTACCTCTGTCCTCATTTACAAAACCTTGTGTAGCTGCCATATAAATTTACCTCTCTTTATATAATAGCATAATTTATATACAATGTGTATTGCAACAACCAAAAAGCTGTTATACACTCGTACAACAAATGTATAACTTATAGGTGCAGTATGGATAATAAAGAAGTGTTACACCACGCTATAGAGCATGGTGCAGATAGTGTAGAGTATGAATGGTCTAAGGGTATCTGGCTAGACCTAGCGGTTTCAAAAATACCTTTTAAGGACTTCCTTAATGCAGCGTTTCAATTACGCATTAAAGCAGTGCCAGATTACATAGACTGGTCACAAGTTAGCCCTGAGTTTAAATATATGGCTAGGTGCCATAACGGTGCCGCATTTTTGTTTACTGATCACCCTATAAAAATAAACCTAAGCCAAGGGTTTTTTAAATCTTCTAAAGGCGATTATGTAGCCGCGAATGTGTTCTCATCGTTCAAGAGAGGCACTGTCAGCATAGATGAAAGCCTTGTTGAGCGTCCTGTAGATGAAAGTTTACAAACTAGATAATTGGATATACTGGTATGACCGTTCGTGGCGGCTATGGAGGGCAGAGTCAAATGATGGGGTGTGGAGAGCCATGGCACCCTCTAAGTTAAAAATCGTTACACTGATATGTCGGGAGCGGGCACATAATGACAAGTAAGAACTATGAAGAAAGTGTTATAGAATTTGAAGCTGCACAGAATGAGGACATGGATAGTTACTTCAAAGCCCGGCCACAGCTATGGCGCACCAGAGAGCAGGAGTGTCTATTCGAGGCCGGGTATAGAATGGCGTGGCAACGACTAAAGAAGGTGTCAGAAAATGCCTAACATTATGTATGTGGTTGCTCTACGCGAGATAGAGGCTTACAACTTTGCAAAGTCTAACCACTCACAAGTAAAGTTCATTCACAATGTTGATGCCCTGCGGGGTCTACATAAGGTACGTCTCTGGGTGTTGGACTCAGCCGTGCACCGCACTGACTATGACAGTCTTATGGAAGTGATGCTTACCCGACCCATAGAAGTAGTTAGGGGTGTTGAGCGTGGTAGCTTGTGGCAGCATAAGGTTGGGGGTAAATACCTTGTACTTAACCTGACTAACGTCCATGCGGTACACCCCGGTACATACAAAGTAACAGTGGTGTACCAAGATGAGGATGGGCTTATCTGGAGTAGACCACTATCGGACTGGCACCGATCTATGACGCGGGTGAGGGCTTAATGGTGGATACCAAGTACCACAACCCTAACTCATGCAATACATGTGGTGAGATGGCTAATGACGAGCTAGACACATAACCGCCGCGTAACCGAGAGAGGAATGAAATGAGCAAAGCGAATGAAGAGTCCGATTTGACCGAGTTGTTATGTTGCCCCTCGTGCTTAGGAACTAAAATAAGTCCTTATGGGGCGTGTGCTTTGAATAAAACTTGCAAGTGCTGTAATGGTTTAGGCAGCATTACCAAGAGCCACATGAAAGCACTACATTCCATAAGTGCCGACTTAAAGAAAAGGTTGGCAGAGCGTTACGCAACATAACCACCGAGTAATGGGCGAGGCTTTAGCCGAGTCCGTGAGCTTGCGAACATACATTAACGCCGTTGTTATAAACTGATAAGGATAGAAAATGCAACATACTACTAAATTTGAAAAAATGAACTCAATACAAAGAGGCTTACATAATTTAACGTGCATTATTGGTGATGATGCGGTTTTAGGAACGTATGAAAATTCAATAAGCCAAGCTATTGATGAAATTTCATCATTGATAAATCGTTTAAAAGAATCCGAATTACAAAATGGATTATTAAGAATTGAACTTGAGAATAAGGCAAGATTATTAAATTCGTGTGAGACTGCATTGCGCGAACGAGACGGTTTATAACCCCGCTATTTCGCGGCACTTGTGCCCCCCAACAATGCCGTTGTTAGGCGGCTTTACAGTACGATTTAAAGGTGTTTGCTATGAAAAAATTTACGATTGTCGAGCGGCTACTTTGTCATCTTGGGAAGCACAAAAAACGATACTTGCCCCCGCCTGACGGATATATGGGAGGCATTTTTGCTCCTATGATATGTGAACGTGGGTGCGGATGGAGCCATGATGGTTTTCCATATCCAGATATGCCGCCAGTTAAGCCTCAAAGAAAGATATGTGAGCACTGCGCAAGATGACGCATAACCACCGAATTAACCGGCGGGAACCGTCCGGTTGAATGAGTTGTTATGCGTTACCTTTTGAGGATATGAAAATGAATATAAGACAAATGTTACAAAAGCTGAAACGGGCAGACGGTGATACTGTTTGCGAAATTATCGAAGCCTATCAGTATTTGAAGATGGAAAAGAATGACTTTGCAGACTGGTGGTATGGGTGCGGAAGCGGTCTTGCGCCTATGGACGGCGAGGATAAAGAAGAACACACAAAGCGGGTTTGTGAGGCGTTCTACTTGCACCTGCTGGGTGACGCATAACCCCATGCCCAGCGAGTTGCCGCAGGCAATCCGCTGCGGCTAGTAGTTAAACGAATGTTAAATTAACTTGGAGATGAAAAATGAAAAAGATATTTGAAATTGAAAAAGATGGCGTGATTGATAGGCTTTTCAATAAGTCTGCAATTAAAAGAACAATGGCACAAGTTGCGATTGAATCAAGAGCAAAAGACAGGCTAGAAATTGCAGAAAGATTTATCGATGAACAAAATGAATTAGATCGCGAAGCATGGAAGATGGTTTTTGAAATATTCCCAGAGGCAGAGTATAAAGCGTGTTCATTCACGAGAGAACCTATCCCATCAATTTTTTACGATGATGAAGAGTAGTTCGTTTAACCAAAAATGTAACCGGTAGCGCAGCGTATCCGGTTGACATAGTTGTTATGCGCTGTACAAACTAACTTAACTTTATAGGTGATTTATGAGTAACGAACAAGCGATTGAAAAAGAAATACAAGAAAAAGGATTAATTGCGCCACGATTAACGCCAGAGCTAATTGATAGCGTTATTAAAGATGAGGATTACCACGTTTTTGAAAAAACCTGCCTGACTGTATGCTGCTTGACATTGCAGAATGGTTTTACTGTGGTTGGTGAGAGTGCCTGCGCAAGCCCTGAAAACTTTAATGCCGAACTTGGCCGCAAAATTGCGCGTGAAAATGCACGTAATAAAATCTGGATGCTTGAAGGTTATTTGCTGAAACAACGTTTGCACGAAAATAGGTGAATAAGTGCGCCGCTACCAATGGGCGCATAACCCTGCCATAACTGGCGAACGACTGAAAGGAGAGAGTCCAATGAGCGAAGCGAATGAAGTTGATGGCGTTGTTAAATGCTTATCAGTAGACGAGCTTATAGATATTGCAAGAAAAATGGCGAACGACCCAGAAGCAAAAGCAGATATGGTTGAAAGGATAAAACAGAGAGAGTCTGAGTTTAAGGCTTTTGATAAGGCTACAAAACCAGATTGGGAATTTATGAATAGGCCGTATGGCATTTAACCGCCATGCAAGCGCGTGAGCTTGCGAATCCGCTTGGCATTGTTGTTAGGCGTTTTAATAACTAAAACTGGAGAGTGAAATGAAGAATAAACAGATGACAATAAAAATCGAAAACGGTGAGTTAGTAATCACAATTGGCGTTGACATTATAAAACATGCGGTTACTGTTGGGCGGGCGTATGGGCTGGGCGATGTTAAGATTACTGATGATAAGAAATTTTTGAATGCGCTTTGCAGGGAATTACTGCGCGAAGACGAGGATGGCACAACTAGAATTCATAGGGCTTTTGATGATGCTGTTAGCGATTTACTTGAAGACCCAGATGGTGGCGTTGATTTCGTTGACGCCTAACCCCCTTGCTTTGCGGTGACGAGCCGCAGGCGAGGAATCCAGCGCGTAAGCGCGAGCAACAGCATGTTGTTAAACGCGAGGTGTAGAATGATTGGAAGTTTTTACAATGGTTATAAAGTAATTGTTACCGACCAGAATGCAGGTAAGCCAGTAAAGCCGCACAATAAAAAGCCATACATGAGCGACTTTTACCACATGCGAGTGCAGAAGAAGTGGATTAAAAAGCATGGTCGCATAGGTAAAGTTTTACGCGATGGGGAGTGTGTTATTGATAAACTGAATAATACGATACTGATGAATGTCGAAACACATGATAAATTTATAAAACAACTACGCGCAATTGGCGTTTAACACTGACATTTATGAACTATGTTCATAATGTAAAGTAAATCAACAAGTCTACAGGTCACACAAACACCATGTTTTAAAATTAAAGGTTCATTAATGTTATGAAAAATAAAAAACGTAAAGCAGAACTGCACAATCAGAAGTACCAGCGCAACAAGGAACATTTACTGGCCTTGGAGTTCATGCAGGCTGAGGGTCTTAAGAGTAGGCAGTGGCACCTTAATCAAGAGTACAGACTGGCTAATGAGATTATGGAGGCTGAGGGGCTGGAGCCTAGGATAAAAGTACGGCCTCGCGGTGGGCTGAGTGTGCCCGCAATAGCTATGGCAGCATTGTTGATGGGAGTTTATAGATGATTGAGTTAGACCTAACCAAGCCTGAAACCTATGAGATGCTGTCAAAAGAGAAGTTATACCCTACAGCGTTAGTGCGTAAGTATAACCTAGACATCACACCAGAGTGCTTGCGCTTTCGTCTCCGGGCTTACTTGAAGGATGGCACTGTAAAGATAGCCAAGCGAAGTGAGCAGGTTACGCGGGCACAGTTACAGGGCTGGGTTGATAGAGGCCTGACAATATCACAGGTATATCTTGAGACTAACATCCCCCACAACTTTATCTACAAGGCCTGCGCCACATACAACTTGAAGTTAAAGGATGGCCGCTCCAGAGCGAAGAATAAACTTACCAACGTGGCCAAGGTGGAGGAGCTGGTTAAGCAGGGTCTCAATGCTAAGGAGGTGGCCAAGCTGACTGACTTGTCCTATCAGCGGGCTAAGGATTATGTAAACCTGTTCACCGAGAGACCGATACAGCCACGCAACACTGTATATGAAACAGCAAGGATGTCATTGTTGACGGGTAGCTGGGGTGGTAGTACAATTGTGCAACATTTGTAGAATTTACTGACGTGTAGCGATGCGGGTAAATGCGGCCAGCCTCTAGGGGTGAAGCCAATTCAATCGTAGGCGGGGCTTAAAACGACTATCCCTTATTGATGGTACGCCTTCCACCTAAGCCGAGAAAGGGGGCAATAATGATAGACATACATACACTGGCAATACAGCATAACCTAAAATATACCAAAGATTTACAAGCATTTGCAGACAGCATCATAACGATAATGCTCAGGCCAGCAAACTGCAAGATGTGTCCTGAGTGTGATACTGGATACCTCATACCCTTTACTTCTGATAACGAGCGCCAGTGCTGTGACTGCGGCACCATTTTTGAATTCAAGTTAAAGCCCGGTCAAAAATCCCTACATATAAAAAACTTAAAAGGTGAATGACATTGAACCACGACTACGAGACATACAGCGAAGCTGACCTGATTAAAGTTAGCTCATGGAATTACTCTAAAGACCCATCAACCCGAGCGTTATGTCTGGCCATGCGTATGGCTGATGGTGCCGAGGTGTTGTGGCGTGAGGGTGAGCCAGTGCCACAAGCCCTACAAGCGGTGTTAGATAGTGATGAGGAGATCAAGGCCTTTAACTGGACATTCGAGTATTCCATTAACCGCAATGTCATGGGCTTCGACATCGATGTAGCCCGGTACAACTGTTCCGCCGCGTTAGCCCGCACCTATGGCATAGGCCTTAACCTTGATACTGTATCCAGAGCATTACCATTAGGCATAGCCAAAGACCAAGAGGGCTACAAGGTAATGATGCAAACGTGTAAGCCCAAGGCTGCCAGCAAGGTACATCCATTCACCCGGTACACCCGTGAAAATGCCTCGGATAAATTCCAGATACTTGAACAGTATTGTATGACTGACGTAAGGGCTGAACACGCTATCGAGAGTTACCTGCCGCCATGGAACCCCTTTGAACGTGCTATATTCGAGGCTGACAAGGTTATCAACTTGCGGGGTGTGCCTATTGACCGCAACATGGCCGAGGCAGCCATAGACCTGTTTGAGCTGGCCAAGATAAAGTACAACAAGATATGTAAGCAGATAGCCGGTGTTGGTTATACACAACCGGGTAAGCTGGCTGAGTGGGTTAGGTCGCGTGGGGTTAAGATAGCTGACATGACCGCTGGCGTTATAAAGGAGACACTATTCCTTGACCTGCCTGACGATGTAAGAAAGGTGTTAGAGATACGGCAGATGCTTTCCAAAACCAGCATAGCCAAGTTCGACAAGATGCTACAAGTGGCTGACATGTCAGATGATCGCATACGGTTTGTATTCCTATTCTGTGGAGCCATCACCACGGGGCGCTGGGCTGGTCGTGAGATACAACCACATAACTTCCCCCGAGGCAATCTAAAGCACCCCAAGGGTGTTAGCTTTGATGACTACATCAACACCATACAGCAGGACTTTGAGACACTTACCTTTGATGAGATAGAAGCCAAGTATGGTAACGTGCCCAACCTGCTATCTAGCCTGCTACGCGCCACCATAATGGCTCCAGAGGGTAAGGAGCTGTGCGTCAGTGACTTCTCTAACATAGAGGGTAGGGTGCTGTTCTGGGTGTCTAAGTGCCGGGCGGGGCTGGAAGTGTTTTTCAGCGGCCGGGATATTTACATCGATATGGCCAGCGAGATTTATGGTGTGCCCTATGAACAGATATTGGCTGGTCACGACTCAGGTGATCCGGTAGCCTCAAACCAGCGGCAGATGGGTAAGCAAGCCATCCTTGGCCTTGGCTATATGATGGGGGCTGCCACGTTCTTAAACACCCTTGAAGGGTACAACATTGCCTTCGACCCGTTCCTGTGTGACTGGGCAACCATCAAAGGCCAAAGTGTTAGACAGTTCAAGTTAAAGCACCGGGCTGCATTTGATGAGGGTTTGGTCAAAGTATTACGGGGAGAGATATCCGAGTTTGTCTACGGCAAAGCCAAGGTGTATCTATTTGACAGCAACACCATGCTGGTTATAGAACTGCCTAACGTAGAGGACTTGGTGTACAGCAGTGAGAAGGGCACCAAGATAGAGAACCTAACAGCCCTGTATGTATTAGCTGATATAGAGAAGCGTTACGCGCAAGACATCGTTACCAAGTACCGTAACAAGTTCGACACCACCAAACAGTTTTGGTATGCCTGTGAACGGGCAGCGGTGGCGGCTATAACCACTGGTCAGCCACAGCAGGTTAACGAGTATCTAACCTATTTCATGTGGGGTGAGTGGCTTATGTGTATGCTGCCCAGTGGTAGGCCGATGTGCTATTACCAAGCTCAGGTACATGATGGCCAAACACCTTGGGGTGCTGACTGCAAGAAAATATCTTACATGGGTCTGGATGCTGAAACTAATAAATGGTGCAGGATGGAAACCTACTCAGGGAAACTGGTAGAGAACATCGTTCAGGCCATAAGCCGGGACTTACTAGCCAGTGCCATACTGCGGTGTGAAGCTCAGAATTACCCTGTAATCATGCACGTACACGATGAAATAGTTAGCCTGCGTGACCGCGGCACCAGCAATCTGGACGAGTTCAATAATATAATGCGGGACAGTCCTGCGTGGGCGAGTGGGTGCCCTATTGATGCGGCTGGATGGATAGGAGTAAGATACCGTAAAGACTAAGGGGCATCCCAGCCCCGAGCCTCCAGTGAGCACCAAGCCATTAATGATTCACTGGAGTTGTAATCCTAACACAAAAACCAGAGGTGTAGAATGAAAAAGAAACTTACGATTGGTGCCATCCTTGTTGCTGCAATATCCATCATAGCGGGGTTCCAGACCTGTGGCCTTGCCTGTGTGAAAATCAGTGACATTGCAATACTGGTGCGGGGCATCGAAGCCGCTGTGGATGAGGATGTGACACCTGTTAATGAAGCTGGAGCCGGGCAATGAAAGTATTTGTAAACCAGATACGGACGTATAAAAAAGATCACACCGTATCAGAAGTGTTTTTGCCCGGCGCAAATGTACGCTTTTGCTATGCCCTTGAGGACGTAGGTAGAGCTGGTGCCAAGGTGCCTAAAGAGACTTGTATCTCCGAAGGGTGCTACCGCCTCAAAATACGCTTTAGTGATCGATTTAAAAAAGAGCTGGTGGCCATAAGCAATATGCCCGATGGCTCTGTAAATCGCCATGGCAAGGTTTTCACAGGGGTATTGATACACGGCGGCAATAAGGTTACTGACACCGAAGGGTGCCCCCTGTATGCCTATAACTATATCGCTGACGGTACCGTGCAATACCGAGCTTCTGACGCTTTCCTTGAGTGGGTACATAAGCAAGATGTGTTGGGTAATGAGGTGTATCTGGTCATATCATCCACTAACGAGGTGTTACTGTGATCTACCACTACCACCCAGAGACAGGCGCGTACACCGGAGAGTCATACCCTGCGTATGACCCTTTGGAGTCCCAAAAGCAGGGCAGGCAAGTGCCCTTGATGCCACCAAACACAACTGACGTTGCACCCATACAACCGGTGCCAGCAGGATACACAATTGTGTTTAACCCCGTAAAGGGCGTTTGGGGCACGGTTAAATTGCCTGAGCCATCTAAGCCAAAAATAACGCTAACCAGTAACCCAAAGCCAAGTGCCATAGAGGGCTTCATATCAAAGGTAAAATGCCGGGTGTGGACTAAAGACCCCGAGCTTGAGCTTGAGGAGCTGGATGCCGGGGATACACTTAGGTACCTCCAAGCCAAGGTAGAGGCTTATTACCATGAGACCATAGCTCATGTGGTAGAAGAAACGCCTCCAGCAAGTGATGGGTGGTATCAGCGGTTAATTATAGAGGCTGGACAGGTACGCACCAAGGGTACAGTGGGGGTTACACTATCCACCTATGCAAATGCCTTGGGTGTGTCAACACATGATGCAGCGGTTAAATTGATTAGCAATTATGGGAAGCAAGCTAAATTCATGGGCATGGCTATGGGCACTAGAACCAAACTGCTGGTTGATCTCAATAAAGCGTTTTCAAATAACATAACTGACCAAGCCAAGAAAGCGGCTATGATCAGTGTTGACTTGTCAGTTATGTTAGATGTGATTAATAAGCCGATATAAGGCCATACACGTAAATGTTTTTCGGGCGGGTTTCAGATGAGTAGGTAACGTTTGGGCTGCCAGAATCCACACCAGTACCGGTAAGATGACTACCCGGAGCACCAACACCAGAATTAACCGTCCATGCCGCTGCTACAGGGTGAGTGTGGTCAATCAGAACGTCCGCCTGTGTAGAACCAACTGTACCACCGGTAACACCATCTGCCCTTGAGGTACGTGATGCTCTATCCAAATCCCTAACAGTGGTCGAGTCATAAAAGCGGGGGAAGTAGCCCTCAACATTAGGCAAGGTAAAAGTGGTAGAGCCATCCCCAACACCATAGGTAACCCCTATAACATCAAACAGCTTTGGGTAGTTTGCACGGGATACGTTAGCTCCATTGGCAGCCAAGAACCCCGGAGGTATGGTTATAGTTGGGATAAGGCTGGATACTAAAGCGCCGATAAAAAGGCCGCTCACTGTCCTCTTAACTGGCAACACCCATGAGTTGAGTGACTGGGAGTATGTAAGTTCTACAGGGTCACCAATAGAAAAATGTCCTGTGGTAACGGGGTCACCAAGGTAGTCAACTATAGGCAGCGCCGCTAAAGTTGGGGTCTGGAGTGTTGCCCCAGTATCTACGCCATGGGAGGATATGAAACGTACCTTAGTGCCATCGATGTAGTTGTATATAAATGCCCTGCCAGTGATTATTGGCACTAAATATATGGCACTTGACGAGCTAGGATAGGCCACATCACTAAAAAAGTCCCCAGAAGTAGCAAAAGTTGACAAGGCTTTTTCAAGCTGTCCTTGGTTGCCATAATCCAGTGTTATGCCTGCGCCCCCAATAGCGTAGTGAATCTCGTCAATAATGTGGTTAAGGTGTGCAGCGGTTAACTGAGGTAAGGATCCATCAACGAAAACGTCAGAAGTTATAGCCATAATAAATATTCTCTAAGGTATTGTGTCATAAAGTATGTAAGTATCCGCGGCTTTCAATGAGTCAAAAAGCAGCGGCAGGAAATCTGGCACCGGCTCACCCATTACAAAAACCTTCCACACAAAGTCAGGTGACTTGGTGTTAGATGAGGGTATGTACGGTGGGGAAAATGGTAACAGTCTGGGTTCAACAGTTACACTGTGGCTTATGGTTATGGTGTAGCCAAGAGCCGCTGCAAGGTCTATAAAATCCTGTTCAGTGCTAACATAGGCCATAGTCAACATGGTAGTTACGTGTAGCCTGCGTTCAGCCAAGGTGCCAGTGCCTTTAAAGTATGCGTTTGGTATACCTACCGCACTCTCCCACTCTTCCAGCAGGTCAGTAGTGGTGTCTGGGAAGTATTGAGCTTTTATCTGGTTGAGCAGTGAGTCCATGCCTACAAAGGCTTTAGCTAAGCCAGTTACAACCCTGCGTATATTACTGCCTTCAATAAACTTGGCCGCGAAAGTGCGCCCACCGGGTAGGGTGTAGGCCAGAGAGTTTGTTTCGGTAGTTAGGTCACTCATACGAAAGTTACCGTGCCCAGAGTACCGAGGTTGCCCGTGGCTATGGTGACATCCGCAGCGGGGGTAGTTGTATTAAATGAAACTACCATCTCACCAGTGTCCGGGTCAGCACTTGAGAATATTGCGCCATTGTAGCCTACTCGGGTCAAATTCTGTCCTACGTGTGAACTGTCCAGAAAATACTGGGCTAGGGAATCTTCTATAGAGGTTCTCATAGCTGGTGTATCGGGCGTTAAGTCCTCAATAGTGAAGTCCACCACATGCTCAGTGGGCGCATCCACTAACACATTGGCTGTAGGGGTGATAGCGGGCTTTATCTCCAGCACCGCATCGAGTACATCGGATATTTCACCCGCGTCAGGGAATATACTGACATCATTATCCCGCACGAAATACACTGTAACGATTGCCGGTTGTACCGGAGTAGCTTCACCCACCCAAACACGGGTAACACCCGGTATGGCCATAGCCACCTGTTCAATGTGAGCTTTGCTAAATGGTGTGGCTGGGGTCTGTATTCTTTCAAGTAGCCTGTCTCTCCGGGCGGCATCCAATTCAGCATCAGTACCACCAGATATGGCAGTTTGTGCCACGCGGCCTTGAGGCTCAACACCCGCTATAGGGGCTGCAAGAGATATTTTCTCATCCGCTGCGAGGTTCTGGCTCTTACCCAGTGCGGTAGATTCAACAACCACGGCCACAGTGGTAGCGGTAGCCGTTATTGTGCCAGATGCCGGTGTGAAAGCTGTGTTAGATGCAATGGTGTATTGTATTTTATAGGGGGTGAGAGCAGTCACCACGAAGGTTCCGTTATACTCAGTTTCAGTTGCCCCGGCAAAGGTGACTGAGGCTCCAGAAGGTATTTTGTGTTCAGCCAGAAAGGTAGCTTCTGCCACGTAGTCTACACGGTTAATAACCTGCACTGTACGTGCCACGGCTAATATGGTGCCACCGGTGGTGACAGTATAAGTATTTCCACCAGAGGAGGTAAGTGCTGTAGACGTAGGGACAGCGGTAGATGCAGTGCCTATCAGTAAAACCTCACCAGTGGCTTTAGTGGCTGGTGTCTGGGTGATGCCGTAGATAGCGCACCACCGATCGAGGTAGGTGCCAAAACTCTTATCAGCAAATAACGCATCTATCAAGTTGAATGTGGTGACATAGTAGGCATATACACGCTTGCCCAAGGCAGTCAACATAGCCCCCAGCCAACTGGCTGACAGGAAAGGGTTTGACTCAGGTATCTCCTGCTCAAACTCAGATTTTATTTTCTGCACTATGTCACGGGAATTGCTTGGTATCTCTATCATCACACACCTATTGCGTTAGTGTTGCCCCATAATTGGTACATAACATTTTCACTAACTGACCCATCCGATTCTACCGTAATGGTCAACTCCAGTCCACCAGCTATGAAAGTTGAGGACACATCAATACTGGTTGCAAGCTCTTGCTCTATCAGCCATTCGAGGCCTATGGCAACATCCTTATTAACCCCATTCAATGTTGATTGTGTGAGTCGTGCGCCATCCCACAGCCATAGCTTTGACCCCATAGCAAAACCGGTATCCTCAGTGCCCATCCATCCACGGCGCTGCTCCGGGCTTGATACCTCATCAACTGTAGCCCGCTGCTCCTCAAGTACCGACAGCAGTAGGGCAGTGTCTAGCCCTTCTGTAGTGGCAAAATCTCCATCAGCACTAAAGGATATGTCATAGAAGTCCAGAGTATCTGACACATTAAGCAATACATCAGTTCGCATTATTATTCCCACTGGCTGAGGTTATAACCCCTAACCCGGTTGCTATGTCTACTTTAACGGTGTCACCAAGGCGGGCAATACCAACACCGCCCTCACCAAGATTACACTTACCCATTATGTTAACCTGAGAGGCATTCACATTAACGATGCCATCTTTATCTACATCGATTATAACACCATTTGGGGTCTTTAGCTGGACAGAACCATCCTCTTTAAAATGTAGATAATTCTTTTTCAGGAAGTTACCACAGGCATACTCCCCCGGTGCCAAGTCTGCCGGGCGTAATGCCGGGTTGTACACAATAGCCGATTGGTTAGACTCCTCACCACCAATATTAAATGCCACGGCCATAGACCCTTCGGGGGCTACAGCAAAGGAGCCATAATGGAACAGTGGCTCAGCAAACCTCACACCATTAAGTGTAGCTATCTGCACCTTTGGCTGTGTAAACTGGTCAACTACAGCTTGTGTTACTTTACCGCGTTTTATTGTATGCATCTGGATGAGCCCTTACCCATTCTTCAAAATCTGCCTGTAATGCGTCTGCCCGGCTCTCAGCCTTGGGGGCTTTCTTCGAGGCGTTAGCATAGGCTTCTGGCACAACAAATGTGAGTGAGGAGGTTGTACCAGCATCAACACTGTAGCCCCACTCAATCCCACTTAATAAAAATTCCCCCTTCATACCGCAGGCATCATCTGTTATAGGGTATAAGGTGTTTAGTTTCCACGGCTCACCACCACTATCTGAATGCCCATACACTGTAGCAGTGTAGATAAGGTATCGCCCGAGGGCTAGATTACGCTCCCACACTGCACGGTCTAAACAGTCTTTAGGGGTTGCAGACTTTTCCGCTGCTATATGCCACGATCTTGATGGTCTGACGGTCGTATCAGTAACCTCATGCACCCGTCCGACTGCACCAGTATCCTCAACTAAGGGTTGTATCTCACTTTCAGAACGGACGGTAAAATCCGCCGTGGGGTTATCAACACTGCTTACCCGGTAATAGTGGAACCTGCGCGATGCGTCAAGTCTTAGGTTTGATGATTTTATATTGTGCCCGCCAGTGATAGCGTTAGTTGACCGCTCATTATCCCCTGCCACTGTGTATGTGCGAACTAACTCAATATCACCATAACCGTTAGTTGTCATAAGCACCTGACGCTTACGGGCATAGCTTTCTAGGTAGTTAAAAACGGTATCACCAATGTTAGCCGCTGCTGACTCACCCTCAGTAAACGGGTTAGCTATCAGGTCAGCTCTCAAATCCGAATTTACAACCAGACCCACATCATAGATATAAGCGTCAAGTAAAGTTTTACCTATTAAGTCCAGCAGGGATCCTCCGGTGAACGCTGCCCATTGCCCTACGTTGGAGTCAATGACATCTGCTGTCATATCCCGGCCAGAGAATGTGAGGGAGTGTGCCCCTACACTGGAGTCAACATTAACAGCCTCAATATAGCCCGTCATCTGCACAACCCCATCAACATATATCTGGCAGAAGTCGCCCACACGGAATGGGAATGGCTTACCAGAGTTAAGGTTAAGGTTCTGTGGCCTTATGGTAACGTCAAAGCTGCCTGATAACGAGTCCAGCGAGCGGCGTACAGTAGCACTGCTGAACTCTGATATGGAGCCTGAATTTGTGTTAATTTGTATTGTCATTAACCGATACCAAAATTATTTCGCCTGACACGGTGCTCACATCAATCAAGTTATTCAAGTTGGATATGAGGGTGATGTTATCTGCATTGCCGTAGTATCTATACAGCAATGTTTGCAGTGGTATAGGCTGAGTATTTATAGTGAACGTGTTAGGTGTGTTCTGGGCTTTAACCTTCAAATAGTCCTGCACAATGCGGTTAAGCTCATCAAGGCTGTCCCTAAGCTCTTGGCTTATGTCAGTTGCTATGAGGGAGTTGTAGTCAGCCGCGAAGTTAGTGGCCACAGTCTGAACGTCAGAAGCCAGTGAGAAGTCAATATCAGCCAAGGCTGAGGCCTGCTCAACAACGGCGGCGGTTTTCCCAAGAGTTGATATAGCCTGTGTAGATGAGTCACGCGCCTGAGTACGTGAGTTAGTTAATGCACTTGGAGTAGGTGTGTCTGTGCCACTGAACAACTTGCGCTGTGCTTCAAATGCCTTAAGTGGCGTTTCCGCAGCGGCGGTTAATGTGGCCATAGCATTAAGGAAACTGCCTGCCAAAAGCGATGGGGTATTGATCAACTTGCCGATGTCATTTGTCAATCCATCAACTGCACTGGACACCTCATTTATGCTATCGGTTACTGCGGTTATTTTGCCCAGCACACCACTTATGGCGCGTGTTAGTTTACCAATAGCACCGAGTATCTTACTCAGGAATGACGCATCTTTTTTGGGTTTGAATTTAAAGTTTGGTGCAAAGTCAGCTATTAGAATGGTGCGAACTACATTGCATTGGTTTTTTATACCCATGGAAGTGAGAGCAGTTACATTACTGGTATTAGATATGGGAGCTTCTGTACTAAAATTAAGTTCTATAACAGCCTGCCCCAGAGACTTCTCATCTTGGGTAACGTTGTAGTCCATTGGGTGGACAGTTTTACGACCCTCAAACGGGTGCATAAACTCACCCACGCCTGACTTCTGCATGGCCTTGATAAGTGACTCTTTACGAGCAATATAGTCCTCACCATGAACAAGAGCGGTCACCGAGTAAGTAGCATTCAATACACCTTGAGACTCAATTTTACGGTTATTGCTATTAACAAACTCATGGATAATGGTTTTTTGGCCACCAGACTCTGACACACCATCAGTCAAGAATGCAACACCCCTGAATGACGCTGTGAACATCTTATCTATGTTGTATGTCATAGTTGACCCTTGGTGGCTACGTTAGTTCCAGTGTTAAGTTTAAGCCCTTTGCTGGAAGATGTCACCGAAGCGGTTGAACCTTTATCTGCTGAGACCTTAACCTCTACCACAGAGTTTTGGGGTTGGGTGGGCTTGATAAGCTCCATTAAATCCATGGCTGAGTTGGTAGTTGTCTTGTCATTATATGCCCCGGTAAATATTCGTTCAGCCCCTCCTATGGCAGCTTCACCCATCATGTACATAGCATTCAGAGGGTTGTATCTGGCAAAAGCCCCCAGCTTAGAGGACTTATCAACACTAACTGAGAAGTTTGCCGCTTGCTCTGCCATTGCATCTATGGCATCAACAGGAGCACTTAACACCTTACCCGTTATACGTGCTATCAAATACAGTCCAGTTGCCATTATAGAGAGACTTTTAGCGACTCGATCCAACTTCTTATCATCAATACCATCCATCCATGTAGCAAAAGAAGCACTTATTTTTATTAAAGAGTCTTTCATACGATCTATAACTTTGGTCATTTTATTGTCCATTGTTGACCCAACTACATTCAATGCAAACCCTAAATCCTGTGCCCCGACCATGGCCATGACGAGAGCGCGGTTTGTACCAGATACACCCTTCTCATAACGCTTTATGGTGTCGAGATGCTGGAGCAGAAGTAAGAAAGTTTTCTTATGCTCTTTACCAATTACCTTGGTTATCATCTCATCATTGGCAGCGGAGGGTTTCAGATTCTTGAAATACTCTAACACTTTTACAATGCCAACATCCTTTAATCGGATACCTTTTTTAGCCGTAAACACTTCAAGGTTCTGCACTATACCACCAAGCCCCGTACCTGCTTTACGGCTTAAACTACCCCCTTTAGCGATACCCTGTAGCATAGCATTCAACAGCTCAAAACTCATACCAGCATTATGGGCTATACCGCCTGACACAGTTATGGCTTCCATGGTGTTCTTTATCTCAGAACCGCCAAGGCTACTGGCCGCAGCCATAATGTTAGTGAACTTGGTTGCATCTTTAGCTGTAGTGCCGTATTGACCGAGGGCTATACTCATGGCATTAGCGGCCTCGACAACCTCAACACCCCCGGCGCGAGCCAGTATTATCGAAGCCTTGGTCATCTCGTTAAGTTCAGCTACAGGCATGTCACCAACGAAAGCTGTTATCTTGGCCGAAGCCATTAGCGCATCGTTAGCGGTCATGCCAAACTGTCTGCCAGTTCTGTACGAGGCTTCTTTTAACACTTCCATTTCACTGGCAGTGTAGCCAGTTACCTTGCGTACTTCCCGCAAAGCCTCCTCATAATCCTTATACACTGTAACAGCGTGTGCAGCCCCGCCAAAGGCGGCCATGGTGCCTATCATTGATGGCACACCTCGGAAGAACCCCGGCATGTGTAAGCCTTTTTTAGAACTCTTACGTTCACCACCACCACCCTCGCCACCTTGACCAAAACCTGTCACTCGACCATGCACATTGATGCCACCTTTGGTAGAGGCTTTGAGATCAGCCACAGCCTGTGCAGTCCTGTCCACCGCCATTGCTAACAGTTGCATATTGTTGCTGGATTGCAGTAGCAGAGGGTTGATCTTATTCATCGAGTTGGACAATGAACGCCCCATTCCACGCGAACGAACGCTGACCTTGGTCATTACCAATGCTGTTTTTTCTAAATCTTTATTCAGCGAACGGACTACTTTCTGAATAGCCTTTGCCGTGGGGGAGAACTCATCTAACGCTTTGTATGCGTAGGAGAAAGAGAAAGTTGACATCAAGTAGCCTCTTTAATTTTTTTAGCCGCTAGATACCATTGGTGTAGATCGGGATACAGGGGCATAGACTCAAACCGTTCAAGACTGATAGACCCCTCGTAAAACTTACAAAGCCCCGCTAATAGGGCTATGTGCTGCTCGTAAGAGCTTTCATCACCAATGGCGTGATAAAATTTGAGATATATACCACCATAAGGGTTTCAATATCTTCCGGGTCTAGCTCAGCAAGTTGCTTGAAGTTAACAGGCTTACCATCAGGGTTAGCCACTCGAACAACCCCCATAAACATCAACTTGTCAAAGCGGTCTAACATGGCCTCCATGTCTATATCAGCAGTGGCCAGTACAACCCGAACAGTATCAACAGGTATAATGTTTGATTCATTTTTATCCTCTGGTTCATCCTCAACCGGGATGTTTGCATTGTTTGCTGAGGCTCTTTCCCGTCTAGCCATCTCCATATAAGCCTTGGTGAAAGCGTTACGGAAGAATAGGGCTGCCCGGAAAGCAGTTGAATTATGGCAGCAAACATCTGCTTCATAAGTCTGGTCTGTGTGACCATCCACAGCAAATGTAACTGGTGTTTTCAGTTTTACTAAAATTGGCTTGGTGTCTGACATATTAATTACTTCGCTTTTTGTGTTGTCCATTCAAGTGAAATTTCACCGCTCTCACCAAGACCATTTTCAGGGTCATTGGAGATAACAGCCTGTGTGAAGGTGCGTGTAAAGTTGCCATCCAGTGCCTCAATTACGTTGTTTGATTCACGGGATAACCACTCACGAACCTTCTCTATCGCAGCAGCCTCGGTGATCAAGGTGAACTTAACCTTGGATACCTGAGTCTCAGCGTTAGGGGTTACTACAATGGCGGAATTACCACCCCCAGTAGACTTCACACGAACATTACGTTCGCCAAAGCCTTCTGTAAATGTGAAGCTGTTAGGCTTGATGCCTATCGCTTCGTCATTAACCAAAATACTTGGTGTTGCTAAACCTGTCATGGCAGTCCCCTATTATGATGCGCTTGGGTCAAACGCGAATTTAATTTTACCGAACACTTCACGTAACTGGGTTACGATTGGCACCACTTCTGCATTACAGATAACCAAGCCCTCGGCCATATCAATGGTAACAACCAAGTTATCCTTGAAGGCTTTCAAAGCAGTCTCACCGGCTTGGGTTAATGCAAAGTCTGAGTCTGATAACTCAGCATACAGACGGGTTGCATAGGAGCGTATGGTAGCTTCGTTAGCCATCGGACGACCCTCAACCAGATCACCCAGTGTCAAACGGCATTGAGAGAAACGGGCTTTGAAGCTGTTCCAGTAGTATTCACGGATGATGCTAACAGTATCAACATAGTTGAGATATTTATAAGATGCATCAGCGTTCCCGGCAGCATCAAATTTATAAGTGGTTAACATCTCACCACACACAACACCAGAGCGAGCACGGTTAGCGCCTATAACACTGCCGCCAGCAGCTTTAATAGCCGCTTGTTCAGTTGAGTCAAAGCCACGACCTATAGGGGGCAATTCAAAAGTGTTCATCGGGGTGTTGAAGTACGGACGCGAGGCCAATGCTGCACCGCCACGGCTATCAAGACCCGTAGCACCACTCAACAGACTAACAATGTTAGCGCCGTCAGTTAAACGTAATGAACGTATAGCCGCCATTTTAGCCGAGTGAACTACATTCATCTCCATCAAGTCACCACCCCTGTAGGTAGTGGTAGCAGTTTTTTCACAACACAATACACAAAGACTTTGTGAGTTGTAGTTATCTAACGCTGAGATAATGTTTGCGTAAGTGTCAATTAAAGTAACTATCCCAACACCGTCAAGAATATCATTCTCGACGTTGAAACGTGCATCCAGCTCATCAACCAGAGTACCAATAGCAAAGGACGCATCCCAGATAATAGTCTGGTACCGGCGGCCTGCTATTGCATCTAACAAGCCAGTTATGCTTGGGTCAGTTGCGCCGGAAGCGAAACCAACACATGTTACCGCTGTACCGGAAATATCTTCTTCAATGCGAATAGCATTACCATTGCCAAAAGTTCCTTTAGTAGCCCAAGTCAAAGTTACCGTGCCCGTGGCATTAGTAACTGTGCAAGGCAGGGTATCGAGTGCTGACAGTGCAGTATCAATTTTAACACCAATGGCTGTAGCGGTATCACCGCTAACAACACTCACCTTAACGCGGTATAAATGTGCGCTGGCTACAGTGATGTACATATCTTTTGTCTCGGTGGCAGTGCCAGAAACTACTATAGTAGCAGTAGCAGCGTCACCGCCAGAGTCATGTAAGACCGGGAGAATATCAAGCTGTGAGACCTTGTTTATCTCCCGGAAAGCGAGGTACGCATTATGGACAGCAGAACGAGGGCCAAAGCGTGAGGCAGATATTGCCGAATCAGTTACGTCAGTTTGCACAACACCATCATAAGCAGCACTAGCACCATAGTAAGGGGCTACCAGCAGTGTGCGGTGGGCTGTGATGCCTGCGTCTAATTGAGGAGGCTCAATGTTAAAAGTTATCTTTGGTTTACTTACTATTGTCATTGCCTGAACCCTCAGTTATGGCAGCTTTTTTAGCTTTTTTATCCGGGATAATCTCACAACAGTTATCTATTTCAGCATCCCTTAAACGCTTACGCCAGAATTTTTCAAGGGGGACACCTTTGGCATCATCAACCTCTACTACTTCGTTAGGCTTATAGCCGGGTACGCTTTTGCAAATAATTTGTAACATATTATCACCTCAGTAGATTATAGCATAGCACAGTTATGGAACATCATCCAGATTAACCATACCAGTTACGTTAGCAGCCATTGGCCTTAGACTAAACCCTAAATCCCTAAAGGCTTTGTCATCAGTTACTTCAAATTGAGCACTTCTAGGTATGTCAAATCCCGCCTCGAAAGTGTACCTGTGGGCATAGTATGCGCCGTTATAAGCTGCGGTGCTATTCGCCACGGGCATCAATACATAATTCTGGTCACCTAAATACTCATGTAAAGGCTTCCACCCACACAAGGCTTTGTATAAATCCAGCTTAACCTCATTACAAGCCAAGTCCTTTGCATCACTCCCCATAAGGGAATCGGTAGCAGGTATGGTGGCTATTATATCCACTGTTTGCAGTTCCCGAATCCACTTGGAGTCAGCCTTAGTGCGGGTGTTTGTGCCATCAGTGAGTATAGAGCGATCCCGGTTTATGAGCTGGTCAGTGAGTATCACTGTAAGAAACAAAGCTCCGTCAGTCTGGGCGGTGTAAGCATCATACCAACGCTCCTCAGTAGCCGCGCTTGTAACCCGTATCTCAGTTTGCGCGAGTATATCAGCCCCTAAAAATATAGATGAGTCTGGCACACCCTCCCCACCAATTACCTCAACTGTCAGGTTATCCAGAGGGGTTACTGTGAAAACCCCCCGGAAGTCCTGACCATATAAATCTACCAAGTGGCCGGTACCCATTAACAAGAACGCAGAATCCTCAATACCGGAGTCAAACGTAAATGTGTAGCGGCTAGGAACCTCAAAACCAACTATGTTAACCCCATCAATACCACTTACACCGGTTCCTTCAAGTCTCAGTGCTGGCCTACCAATATCTCCAGAAGTGAGGTCATGTGCCTGAGTTGTTACACCTGTTACCAAGCCTGTGGCATCTCTCTCAAGGCTGGTAAGCCCATACTTGCGTAAAGCCCCCTGAATAACAATGCCTTGGCCGGAGCGTAGCTTGTGGGGTTTGGTGAATGTTATGGTGATAACTCCCGCCACATTATCCATGGAAGCTATTTCAAGAGCTGTGCCATACCGGGTGGTAGACTGCCCTAACACTTCTCTAAGGTGGTTAACTATATCAGCGGATCTCATGGTGAACCTTCATAACTTCGCGTTTCAACGCCTTATAAAAATAACTCTTGGCTTTATTATGTGACTTTTGAGCCACAGGTACAATGTTAGGTCTAGTCTTTCTCTTGTCCTTTGGGTTCTCTAGGTATGCCCCGTAAGGTGTATCCGAGCTATAACCAAAATCCATACTGTCTGAGCCTTTAATCTGGTATCCAATCCCGCGCCTGAGTGCCCCTGTCATGTTAGCAGGTGACTCACCGGGGGCACTGGCTTGGTGGTATTTACGGCGTTTGCCAAGGCGTATTAAATATACCCGCCCGGTCTTTTTCTCGTGCAGGATGCTACGCTGGGCTTGGTCTTTCAAATCCTTACCAAGAGCCATAAAGCTACGGCGTATGGCACGTTGCCCAATACGCTGCATACGGCTTGCTATAAAAGCCGCTTCGTTATTTGCCTTGGTGAATTCAAACTCAAACACTATTAGCCTCATTAGCACTTGTGCCACGTACACAACAGTCAAACCGCAGCCACTCATGCTCCTCATCAAGATCATCAACATACACTATGCGGTACCGGGTTTCCTCAAACAGTATCCACGTTTCAGTGGTTATGTTAGGGCGATACCGGATAAAAAACTGGTGAGTGATTATAGTCTCAACATTGCTGCCATCAAAAATAGTTACACCCGTACGAGTTTCCACCTTAGCCTCGACATCCTGTGCCCCGGTAAAATCTTCTGTGGCCTCAGTCTGACCAAAGTTTAATGGGGTTTTGATGTTGCGGTTGTGCAAAGTTATCAAACGATCAAGGTCAGCGGCGCACAGGCGGCGCTTGGTGTTGAGCTTTAGGTAGGGGCGCTTGGCCATTACACACCAAGCCTCAATATCTTGTATTGGTTATATGTTGACTTAGCTTGTCCGGGCACACCACAAAGCTCTGGATCACATCCACAATCGCCACGGGTCTCATATACCTTGGCTGCGTGAGTGAGTATGGCAATCCTTAAGTCGGCAGGTATGCTGCAACGTGAATCGGTAGCACTAAATCCAGCGGTGAACTCAACATAAACGCTTTGACGTTTGTAATTTACATCTGTAGGCCAAGTGTAATTCTCTACCGGGGCAATTATGTCATAGTCAAGGCCTTCAATGATGTAATAGTTAGCCGGGTCAATGATGACCACATCACCAGCTACATTGGTGTAACCTATCTCAGTGACTTCAACCAGCTTTGACTTTAGTATCTCAATCTCGCAAGGGAACTTGTCCTCAAGCAACTTATAGACCTTGGTAGATATATCAATACGAGTGTACTTCTCAGCATAGGCTATGGTAGCCGTGAGTATGTTTGTCAATACATCGTTGTTGAGAGTAGTTAGGTTAGCTGGGAGTTTCAACCATTTGGCAAGCTCATCTACAGTAATAACCGGTTTTCCACAGTCGCAGGAAATGAACTTGTACATGGCAACCCCTATTTATTTTTGTCGCCAGTGATGCTTTTATCTTTAGGCGCTTTCGGAATACTTTTTGTAGCAATAGGTGCAGGTGTAGGCACGGCCATGCTGGGCAACTCAATTACCCCTTGGTTAGCAAATGCAATAACGTCACAATCGTTAACGGGGTACATACCACCAACAACCGGCACAATCGTTTTGCGGGCATTTAACTGGTATGGGTATGCTTTAAGGAACTTATACTCTTTCACGTAAATCTCCTAAATATGGGGGCTATTAACCCCCATAATTATTAGCCGATGTTGCTAATGTTTGGTAGCTTTCTCAGACCTGTTTGGACTGCGAAAACTGCCCCATCACATACTACGGTTCCGCCTTCAACTACAGTCAGTTTAACATAAGGTTTGTCACCTAAGTATTCTAACATGTAAACATCAGAGCCGGGAGAAGTACCCGCGCCGTTAGCATCAGCTTCACCATCGATAACAACTGAATCGAGGTAGCCACCAGTACCATCACGGTATACATCAGAACCGCCAGTGCGGCCAATGATAACGCGAACATCAGAGCCAGAGTTAGCCACAGCAGTGTATGAGCCACCGGAAGTGTCACACTCAGTCAGGCTGATAGTCAGCTTGTTGGTTGTTGTGAATGAAAATGCACCTAACATGAGGCAGATAGCAAGATTGCTAGAACCTACCACGTTGAATGCAGAACTATTGAAAGACGCGGTGATACTTTGTTGCTGTATCCCAGTGATCTTTGTACCTTCTAAAACTGTTTTCATCATTTTTCTCCGAGTTAGCCGGGGTTTAGCCCGGCACACTGTTTAGGGGTTATTACGCTTTGCGACGTAAGATTTTAACAGCTTGAGAGTTGGTCACACCAGCACCACCACGGCTATCAATTTTCATCATCACGCCACCGTCCAGTGAATACGGGTCGGCAAGCAAGGTGATACCACGACGCTTAACGATGGTGTAGGCCTTGCGGATGTCACCAAAAGCGATAAGGTCTTGACTTGCAACTGTAGCATTACGTGCCATGTCAGACATGAACCCAACGCCGTAGCCAGCCAATGTTTTAGGGATACCATCATTACCAAACACATCGATAATGTAGCGGCCAGTGGTGTCTTTAAGTTTGATAATATCCTTAAAGAACAACTGACGTGACATCAACAATGATGCGTTGTTGTGGTAGGTGCCATTCAACGCTGCGAACAGGTCAATCAAGTCATCCAAAGCGATAGAAGTGCCCGCAGTACGGATACGTTCTACTTGGCCGAACACACCCTCAGAACCTTCTACAGATGTAGCGGTTAACAGGCCTTGTTCTTCACCTTCACCAGAACCATTGATGTAATTCGCATTACGCAAACGGGTTTCTTTCTCGTTAGCTTTACGCATTACCCATGCACCAACGTCAGTGCCAGAATCTTCCAACAGCTCATTAGATACCGGGATTTTCAGGTAGGTAGTGTGTACATCAATGAACATTTTACCTAACTTGGCATTCTCAGTAGTGCTACGTGAGCGAAGCTCTTTAGTGTAGTCCGCACCAAACTCATCGAAGTCAACGAAATAACCAAAACGGTTAGAAGTTGTATTCTCGATAGTGGCGAAATTTTCCATTGGTGATGTTTCCCAATCCTTACCTATGATGGTACTGGACATTTGAGGTAACACCCAGAAGCCGCCTTCGGAATCCACGCCTTCACGTAAAGCCTTAAGCTCCGCATCAGACATAGCCGACTTGTCACAACGCTTACGCATAAACTTAGCCAGTGTCTCTGAATAATTTTTCAGGTCACTAGCAACCATTGGAGCCTTACCTTGCTTGGCACGTACCAAGTTAATGCCATCCAGAGCCTTCAATGTTTCTGCATCAGCAGCAACAATCTCAGACTGACGAGCAAACTTAGCTTGCACAGCATCAACACTCTCTTGCAAACTGGCCAGAATCTTGTCAACTTGTGTCAACTTTTCTGTATTGCCTGCTTGAGCCTGATCGTTAGCGGCTTTGAAATCTTCAAAACCTTTTTTCATGCCTTCTAGGGCATCTTTAAATTCTTTATCCACGATAGTTCACCTTTATTTTGAAGTTAATGAGGCTAAAAACCCCGACAGGGAGTTCACAGCTTCCAGTGCAGCTTTTTTAGATGAGTCATCACGACCATCACTCTCGCCCCCGTCATCACGACTGGACGTGGTGCTCAGCTCCCGCACCTTACTGATAAAAGCCTTACGTGCAGTATTACTGAACGCCAAAGCCCCTAACAATTCTTCTACCTCTTGGAGTGACTTAAGCCCTTCAACGTCTGAAACGTCTACTACCAGCTCATCACCCAAGGATACGTTAACACCTAATGTAGCACAGTATTTACTGACTACCTTAATCAATTCTTTACGGTCTGACTCGCCAATCTCCGGGCACTCGCCAATACCTTTTAATGCACTTACAGCCTTGAACACTGCCTTGGGCACTACTGTCAAAATACCATCAATAACATCAGCAATAAGGAACTTGTGGGCACCATCTTTGCTCCACAGATACGCCTTACCTGCCTCGTCAGCCGGGATACGCTTGGCTGCACCTTCGGCATCCCATTCAGTCTCCCTTGCTGCCATGGGGAGTGGGGTGTGCTCACCAACGCACTTAACCTCAGTTATTGTGGCACTCTGGTTGCAAGGCTCAGTTACGATCGATACCTCAAGCAAGTCAGCCACAAGGATAGTGTTAAGCCCAGTCTCGGTATTGTAGGAATACTCCTCCTCAATATAGCCAACTGAGAAGTCACGCAACACACCCTGCTTAACAAAGCTGTAAATGTCCTTAGCCCTTTGCACTTCGAGGTTCAGATGCACCTCAATATACAGGCCTCGGGAGTCAACACGTACATTCTCAATAGGGGCATGGCCTAACAATTTATCCCTGTCATGGTTGAACAGGATGCGTATGCCACGATTACCTCTAGCTCGGTGATCGGCAATAGTCTTATCAAAAGCGGTAGGTGCAAAAGTGTCGCCAGCACGGTCACGGTTGCCAAAAGTGGAGGCATACCCTTTGACAATACCTACGTCAAACCCATCGGCACCCTTCTGCACCAGATGGCTGTCTACCGTAAATTCTACATCAAAAACCTTTCTTTTCATGGCAACACATATCTCAAGTGTTAGAAGTTACTCTGATTATATATCATTTTATTAATTAATCAAAATTTAAGCTGTTACTACGGAATACAGTACCTATACGCCCGGCGCTATCAGTTAACACCGATTTATGGCTGTACACACCTTTTAACAAAGCAGTGCTGGCGGCAGGTATCTCTATAACGTATTTATTGTTGTCTGGGTTGGTATCAACATCATAGGGCAGTACATAAATGGTGCCATCCCCCAACTCTTGTGATAGTACAACGTCCTCAGTGTAACACTGGGATATGAAATACTCGATATTAGTTATGGTGTCTAAATCCACCGGGGCTTTTAGCAGGTCATACACAACCACCTGCATAAGCAGGGTGTCCCCTATTGGTGTGTTAATGTTGCCTGACAGATCGTATATCATCTCATTCTCCGGGGGTGAACGTGCCATCTATTATTATGGCTTGTGCTGGTGCAAAAGAAACCTCAAGCTCAACCCGACCAGAACCCTCGGCATGAGCAAACCTGCCCTCCAGTATAGCAGCGTTAGACACACCAATAGGTGGGCTTGACACTAAATGCGGGTAGAAAAACGTGATAAACATTACACCGCACTCATAAGGTTAGATACGCGCCAGTCGAAGGCTTTGGGCGTACCTACCAGTTGTGTTATGTGGAATTCTATAGGCATCTGCCGCTCGACCATAACCGGTGCCGTGAATTGTACCGGGGCATCATCAAACGCCGTGGTGATAACTTGTGACACCGCCGCCCGTAGAGTTCCGCCGGGCTTGGCCGCCAGCTTAACCTCAACTAACAGCTCATCTCCAGTGGTGAGATTGGTAGTGTCTATGTATAGCTGGAAGCACCCCTTACCGGTTAAGGTAGTGAGAAGCGTGGCAGCGGCAGCTGACAATGCTGTGGTTGTACCTGACGTTATAGCCATTGCTAAGCCCTTTCGTTATAGGGGGTTACTGGTGGGGGGAGTTTAATAGCATTGAACTCTACACCCTCATAATCATATATATTAACATAAATATCGGTGGAACCATTCACCATAAATACTGTGCCAAAGGCCGAGCCTTTAAACACATGGTCTTTGTATTCACTGAATATGAAGCCGACCAACGCAGCCTCACATTCTTCTATAGTGTTAAACTTCAAATATATTGTATTCATGCTGTAAGCCCATTCACTTCGCCCTGAGTGCATTTCTGCGTTATCAAGTTGACCTCAAATATAAGGCCATTAAATTGTGCAGCCTCGACACCACTCGACCCTATATGCAACTCAGCAAGGTTAAGTGGCATCGTACCCGAAACGTCCCTAGTACCTTGCACCCCGTTCAATGCGGATATAAAGTCATTCGCTGAAAATGAGCCTGCCACCTTAAATATAGCAGTGCTTACACTGCCAAAAGTATGGGTGGCCTGTGTCACCCCAGAAGTTTGCGAGGTAGCTGCCGGTAGTGTCGTTGCCAACATACGCAACATGGATCGGTTGTTATTTGAACTGTCGCTGATAGTAACTATCTCGGATGTAGTGGCAAACGTGGTGGTGTCCTGCCTTGCTTGTACATACAACGTGTAATTCGCGCTATCGAACCCAACAACACTCGAAAGTAGAAAACTTAACTCATCTCGATTACGTGTTGCCGTGGCTGCTGTAGTGAGTATGTATGAAGTAGCCTTTACCCCGGTTTCAATCTGTATACCGGCAATGTGGAACCTCCGCGATGACTGCCCGGTATATTTGTATATACCACATAGGCTGGAAACGCCCGCTTGTCTTGCTGCTGAAACTCGGTATACACCATTACCGCAATCAACAACTAGGGATGACGATGGGAACGCATTGCCTATAATAATTGAGAAATCACCAGAGCTATTATTTGAGCCAACCACTGGTGCTAAACCATCATCCATCTTCACATATACAGATAAAGAGTATGTGGTTCCATTGGCAAGGGTTACTGCTTTTTGCGCCCATCTTTGTACTGAATTATCACCAAAATATAAGGCGTTAGTCATACCAAAGAATGCAGTTCCGTCAACAACTGTTGGCGACCCAGAGACACTCGATACCATCCAGTTAGCGACTGCGCCTTCTGAATAAGTAGCTAAGTTGGTAGCGGCTAGTTCAGCAGAGAAAGCATATTTACCTGTTACCGGGTCGTAGGTGGTGCCAAACTGGTTGTTAGGTAGTGTTATCAGTGCCCCGTCCTGCAACACCCGTTTAGAAGTGTTACGCAAATAAGTAGCACTTAGTGCCGTTAGCCTAGCTGGGAGGGCTGTTAACTTCTCATTAAAGTTAATCGCACACACCGCCGTTTTTGCCCGGCGAGTGGCTAACTGTTTAACTATGCTCATACCTGAACACCTGTAGGGAACAGTTCCCGTGTGCTATCACTGAAACATTGCAGCACCAGACACTCCCGGCTCGATAGGACTGTGCTTGCAACCCATGCCAGACCTCCTGCCGTTCTGCCTGTGGTAGCCGGTGTAACTACCGTTTTAGCTGAGCTTGCATGTTGAACTATGTCTACATGTATCTCCCGGAACCACCCACTCGCCGGTACATTATTGAACACCCATGAAGTAACATTCTCGGTAAGGGTTAATGTGTAGTGTGCGGTCGGAACTGCAAGGTCGATAGTAACAACCCCAGAAGAACTGGACAGGGTTGCGGATTTTTGTAAAGGCAAAAACCCATCACCCCGGATAGCAAATATCTGACTGCCGGCACCGTTTAAGGCCTCGAACACCACATCGGTGTCAGCAGCACTGCCACGCTTGATGCTAACACCTCCACGCACAGAATCCGTTAGTATCTCTGGGTCATTGGAGTTGTCATAGGCATTTTGCAAGGTTGATACAGATAAGCCACCAACACCGGCAGAACCCCCAAACTTGGGAGCTTCAAGGAAGAATGCTTCTGAGGTGTTATTGAGTGCTGTAGCCCCCTTCTTAAATACCAGATACCCTCTCAATATTCCGTTAGCCAGACCGGGGTTATTTACATACGCTTCATTTTGAATCCCGGCCTTGGCCTCAGCCATAGAGTTATAGTATTGCTGCGGGCGCTGGATAGCACATAGGTTACTGACGAACATGAACAGCCGTGCCACTGCATATTTGTTGTTAGGCAGTGCTGTGGTCACCCCCGCCAAGTCATAGTTGTCAACGTCCACTGAGGTTGTTGATGCCCCGGCTACGCCAGAACGGTTTACATGCCTAACAGTGGGTGCCACTAAAGCCCCGGTGGTTATTGTGTGTGGGTTATTTGTCAGGCTGGAGTAGTTGGCACCTTGATTGAACAGCTTTCCTGCTGACTTGTTGAGGCTTACGTTTGCCCCATTTGGGGAGAACACATTACCTTCAACATTAAATATACCCAAGCCATAGATCAAATCAGCTAACTGGGCACCTATGTTGTATGCAATTGTCTGGTCTTGGTTGACAGCACTAACATGTATGAAGTCTGGGTGTGACACTACGCATAGAGTCACATAAGTCCTCAACTGTTCATTGGTGAAGTGGGTTGGTGACTGGTGCAACACGCCATCTTTATCAATGGCTATAAATGATATTGAGTGTGTTGCTATGTAAGTGAGGGCAACATCAGTCATAGCCCCCCACGTTGCTGTGCTAACTGTATAGGGGTCTACTGAATTGTTAACAAACTGGGCTGTACCGGCGGCTATGGATATGGTTCCCGCAACACCGGCACCCCCGCTACCTATACTCACAACACCGCCTGATATAATTCCAGTGCTAGGTATAACCGCTAATGCCCCTATTGGGTCAAGTCCTAAATTTGTACGAGATATAGCCGCGCTGTTAACATCACTAAGATTGTTAGCCTTTTGCATATAGGGGGCTAAGTTTTGATCGCCAGTGTTAGTTCCTGATGTACTTTGTAATATATCTAACTCAATGTCACTCACATAATTACGGTCTGTACTCGGGTTGACACTTTCTGTAGTCAGTATGCTACGCTTGATTGGTGTAAGTATCTCATTTGCACTGTTAAAGGCTGCAAAATCACCATTATTAAACACCCCAACTGTAGATGTCAGGGGGACATCCGTTACCACCTCATAAGTGTTATTAGCCCCATCAACCGGTATTGATGTTACATCCAGCACCCCAGTAGGCATATCTGCTATATATCTAGTCAGGCCTGACGCAGCAATATTTACTCCAGTGTCGATTATCGATGTCATTGACTTGGCAGAGTCGGACTCATACCCCCAACGGAAACTCATATACAGCTTATCACCGGGGGTGATTGCTGTGGGTGCGCTACCATCTTTATCCCCAAACTGGCGCCCGACCACCCACCCATTCTGGCACCCAATGTTAAAGGAGGCTATGCCTGATAAGGTATTAATCTGAACACCTGCATAGAACCATCGAGAGGCATCCATAACTAGACTGTCAATGGTGCTATAGGATGCACTTGGGTTGCTGGAGTCAGTAATTTTAGTGTTGCTGTAACTACTTACGCTCAAATCTTGGTCATACGCACCATAAATTACCTTAAACCAATACTCAGTGTATGTGCCGGTGAGAACGTGTGTTAAGCGAACACAAAAGTCTGTGGATGTGTTAGTGCCGGGGGTATTCTCCGGTGGTACTGCGGGAAGCCTGAATGCAATTACCTTCAATGCTGCTGTAGCATCAAACTTATGTGATCGGGCTATCTCTACAAGGGAATTCCCAGACGTTTGCGGTATTGTTGTTACCTCAGTGTCACTGTTAGAGTTCCATATAACAGAGCCATTGACAGTCTCAGACAAGGCATTCCACGTTAGTTTCCCCATCTTTGAATTTATAGTAAATGTCCCGGTAGGTGCCTCGGCTATTGTTGTGTTGGTGCCTGCTACAAGTGCCTCTACAGGTACAGATATACCCCCTACCGCGGCCACTATGGCCGCGTCAGTCTGTTCATTGTCCCTGAACTCATGTGCCCCTGTACCTGCGGTTTTGGTGGCCATTGACCCAAGCTCATCAATAGTGAGCGTGGTCTTAAGCCACACAGCAGCGCCAATAGCCACGGACACCGCTTTGTAAACCTCCATAGGGTTGATGTTAGATACAACCCATGTTGAGCCTTGGGAGTATCCTTGTGTGGAGTCATCATTTACTCCCGGTACTGCCAACCCCTCCCAGTTATTGAGTTTGAGGGGGTCATATAGCAAATCAGTATCAGCTTGAGTTACAAAGTTATAGTCTGCCCGGTACAGAACACCTGCTGGCTCCCCTAATGAGTCAAAAAACACCCAGTAACCGTTATATACAGTGCCAACGGCGGCGTTAATATACACCCCAGCACCCGCATTTGAGACGATGAACATTTTGTTCTCCGGGGCATCGGGTAGGACAACTCCACCGGGTTCCGGGTTGCTGTAGTTGGTCACTCCCGCTACAACATAGTCAGGGTAGGCTGTGACTGTCACTGCGGGGGTGTTGCAGCTTATCATCACACCAAAAGCGTTAACCGTACCCCCAAAGGGTGTTGCGTTGGCATGAGAGCCAACTAATGTTCCATTTTTATACACATAAGTCGTAGCTGAGCCTGCCCCGGTGTTATCCAGTGCCAAAGTGATCTTGTCTGACCCAGTTAGAGCCACGCCTGAGACAATAGTCAAGTCATCATTGAACAGGTCTCCTATGGTTAGGGTGTACAACCCTGAACCTTCGGGGAATACTACAACACCGGCACCTGCTGAGAGAGCCGCGGAGGAGAACATCATGTAAAATGCCGCTTCACCAGCACCCCACCCACTCATATCAAGAGATACTGTGACCCCCTGTTTGGTGGCACCATTGACAAAGGTTGCATCTGATATGAAGGTGTCCCCAAAAAACCCCGACACTTGTGTAGGTGATATGATGGTTGCTTCATTTGACCCATCAGTATGTATGCTTGAAAACAGCCCATCCACGGTACCCGCTTCAATCACCCACTCACGGGCATCCCGGACAAATACATTATCTAACAGGTTAAGCAATGAGCTACCTGCCCATAACGGATCGGCCGGGTTAGTGGCACCATTGGGGGTGTTGATTACATCATACAGGCCTACTTTTGCACCGATACCACTCATACCTATCGCCTTCTGTAAATTATTTTCGACTTATCCCGGCCTTTGTAAATGTCCACAGCCTTCCAATATTTCCCAAGCATAGATGCCAGTTTAGCAATGTTCTGGGAACTTATATAGTTTGACGTTGAGGCGTGTTCCAACACCACATGCAATGTGTCCTCAGCCACTCTTAACATTTTAACTTTACACATCAAGGTTCCTTATGGATGCACACCGGCATCTGGCAGTGTTGGACGCTGTGGCACCTAACGAAGCATCTCTCGGGTACATTAACTCCTGACCCATAACAACGAATGGCTCCCCATACTCTCGTATCTGGCCATCTGCGGCTACATGGTGTGGGCGTACCTTGTCATCACCTCGGGTTATCCACTCTTTATAAAATTTCACCTGTGTCTCTACCAGCTCCTCAGCCAGTGCCTCGGTCTCAGTCTGGGTGATACCACTGGATATGGTAGCAACCTCCTGCCCTGCAATATAGTCAGCCCGCCATGGTGCCAAGTCCCGGAACTGGGTTGCAGCCAGTGTGCTAACAACTTGCCTTGGTGCTGAACCTCCGGTGGCCTCCAGTATGTTGCCTACATAGAGCTGTAGCTGTCTGTTAGTGGTGTCCACTATTTTAGGGGCTGCAAAGTTTGCCCGCTCGGTAAATAGGTTATTGACTGCAACCTGTGTGGCGAGATTTATGGTGTTGACTTGCTGCTCAAAAGTGGCGCCATTTTTATCCGCTTCCCGTGCTACCGCCTGAGATAGTGGGTCATTACGGTTAAGTAGCAGATATCGCATTATTTGACCCCCTATCACCGCATTGACAGCGGCGTAGGATTGCCTTAGCTGACCCTTTAACTCATCCTCAAAGTTGCTCACATCGGTTACAGTCTCATCCTGTAGGTACTGGGTGACAAACTGTGTCTCAACACGGGCAAACAGGATAAGCATGGCCAAGGCGAGCGCCTCCTCGATACGTTTGGTATCCTGCTCCTGCTTATCGATGTCTGCCTCAGTCTCAACGTATGCCATAAGAACGCGCCATGCTCTCAGCTTCGGGTTGTGTGTACAGCTTATTGGTTGACGGGTTTACCTCATTCATCATGGCCTTAACAAAGTCACGAGCCACCTCTGGGGGGTTCTCGACCATTGTCTGTGGTGCTTGGTTGATAGGCTTATACACCTCACCACTACCCTCACGCTCTGGCCAACCCAGTGTAGTACGCAACTCATTATCAGTGTTAACGTGGATGGTGCTGAGAATTTTGGCCTCCTCAAAGTTACGCAACCGCAAGGCTGGTATGTCCGAGGCATCATAAGTGATCTTGAGGTTCTCCGACCCCTTGTACTTGGGCATGAGCCATGACGTTAGGGCTTCCAGCAGAACATCTGCCTGTGGCAATACCGCATCATGGTAGAACGCAAATTGCGCCGTGGCCAAGTTGTTATAGGTGGTAGACTTCTCATTAAGCAGTGGCAGTGGTATGTCATAACGCTGGTTGATGCGTATCTCCATATCCTTTTGCAAGTCACGGTACTCCATGTCCCGGTTGGTCAAATTCATCGGTTTGAAGTCAACACCATCGGCAGCGAACACACGCCCGGCACCATGAGCACCTTTATAGGCCTTGGCCAACTCCTGTACCCGTTGCCATTGCTTGTCTGTTAGCTCCATGCCGGTGTTGCCAACGAAGGCTCCTGATGGCCTGATACCATTCTTGAGTGACCCGAAGTTGGTCTTGTTACCCTCGACGTATTGTTGTATCTCAAGTGTTAGCGCCTTGACCCGGCTTGAACCCCACAGGCGAGCTGTCATGCCCGTGTTAGGGTTGAACCTGCGTATATGGTTCATGTCCCGTGTCTTGTCCTTAGACAGCCAGCGGAACTTACGCTTGGCATCGTCCAGATAATACTCCTCACTGCGCCCGTCAGGTGTCATCACGTCATAGCGCCCGGCATAGCCGCTGGTGCCCAGTGCTGTACTTGGCTGGATGCCAACACAGGCGGGTATGATGTTATGCAGCTCCAGTGGTGCCTTGTCTATCGCACCGGCATAGGTGGCATACATCATGTTGTTGCCAGATATGTCAAATAGGGCACTCATGGCGAACAGGAACTCATGCGTCTTATCCGAAGCGTTAGGGTTGGCTAACAGCTCCATGATGGGGTGGCTGTTCTCAATGAAGGACTGTGACTTGACATCGAACACCCGGAGTGGCAGGCCAGCGAAGGCTTGCGCCCGGCGATCTATCGCACCAGCTAAGGGGTAGCAGGAGTCGTAGAGCCTCGTGGCCTCGACAGCAGCAAATTGCCCCTCACCCAGCCCTACAAGGAACTCATAGAACGAGTCGCCATTGGGCTTCTGCTCAGGGAACGCATCAGGTATGTACTGGTTTTTAAAGGATGTAGGTATCATAAGGCATAGCACACTGTTATCAACAGCGAGGCTATACACATCGCAGCTACGGCTGTTTTGATGATGTTAACAATACCAACGAAGTATTGTAGCTGTTTATCCTTGTCAGTGCGCTGGTCATGGGGCTTGGCATCAACCTCCAGTGAACTGAGTGTGACCATAATTGACCACACCACGGTGCCAAGGTAGGCAACGCATAGCATGAGAGTGGCCTTGATGAGCCATGTTGCTACCTGATCATCCGCAGCCGTGATGCCGTAAGCCCAAGTAGCCAAGTAGATAACCAAGGCCACTGACAGCACCTCAGTGATTATGTTAGCAATCTTGAGACGGAACCAGTAGTCAAGGTAGTTCATGGTGCTAGGCGCTCCAACAGTTATTTATTTGTGAGTATAACCTAAAATACTACGCCGCGCACATCCCTGTTAACTTGGGTGCTATCGTACTCGGTCATAATTAACGCATCCGCTATGTTGCCCGAGGCAATACCTCGGCGCTTCATGTCCTTTTTGCTCTCAACAAGGAATTTACCCCCCAGTTTGAGCCTTAGCGGTGATGACAGCTCCATGATGAGCTTGTCACGTAGTTTGGATGATAAATGCCCCGGTATGCTGATCAACTCATCAGGTGGGTACATCCTACCCGTGGTAACAGCTACATGCGTTTTCATAAACCTCTCCCGTACCAGCCACCACATTTGTGCCTTGAGGTTGTAGAAGGTGTCGCGGTTGGTCTTGCTCTCATGGAACTTGCGATCCGGCTGGATGACCTTACCACCTGCATCAAATTGTCCTATCATGGCATACCCGGTCTCAATGTCCTTAAGCGCCAGAGTTACCCCAACACCTATACCATCCACGTCATAGTTGAAGTGGTTACACTCTAACTCTTTGGCTGTAGCCCAAGCTCTGTCCGTACTCACATCCAAGTCGGTGCCCCGACCCTTCCACTCGTCCAGACTGGTGACCATGTAGGACTTACGAGTGACCGTTGCATTGAAGTCATCACCTTGGTCACAGGGGTCATAGCCAATGAGGTGGTCGCCTGACGGTTCTGGTAAGTCGAGCACAATATGGGCATCAATTGCTGAGCGTATCCACGCGCTCGGGATGATAACCATGTCGCTCTCACCCAGACACTCGCCAAGGAACACATGCCGGTAGTTAGCCTCGTCCTCTACCTTCATGTCAGCGGCTTGTTTCTTGGTGACATCGGTGCAAAACGGGTTCTCCAGATAGTTAATGCCTATAACCAGTGCATTGTCCGGGGGTGATTGCTGGAACCGTTTTATAACGAAGTCGGTTAGCATCTGGGGGTTGTAGGAGAGGATTACCCTTGAGAAGTCTTTACGGATGGTAGGGTCGACTATATCCCATGATGCTTGGGACAAGTTCTCAGCCTCCTCTATCCACACCAAGTCACAGCCCTCTAGTGACTTTATCTGGTTGAAGTTGCGGTAGAACCCCATGAATATTATCTCCGAACCGGCACGGCCATTGATAAGTATGCGGTCATTCTGCACAGTGAAGTAGTCAGTTACCCCCATGAGGAGTATCTGATCCACTATCAGCTTCATTACCGAGTCCCTTATGGACTTCTGTATCTCCCTCGCACATACCACCCGGTCAATGATACCTAACATAAGTGCTATGATGATAAGCCGGGCTATTGTCCATGACTTGGACGACCCCCGGCCACCGTGTAGCACGATGTACCGGAAGAACCCGGCCTTCCACCGTTCCATCTCATCATAGGTAGCATTTACTGGCGGGGATGAATACTCCCCGAGTAACTGGTCTGCAACAGGTAATAGCTTAGCTGGGACTTGCAGGTCAACTTTCGGCTGAGGCTTACTGGATGAAATTGGGTGGTGAGTATGCGTTCAAGCCAAGTAAAGCATCACAACCACGGTTGTACACGTTCCAGATGGCCAACCAGGTCAACTTTCGGCTGGGCTTTCTTTTGGCGAAACCGCATTGATTATGACCTTTGGCTTGATTATAGGGTTATCACCGTCAGCCGAGTGCTTAAGGTTGATAGAGTCGATCATGCCAAAGCGGTTGGCCATCTGGAACGTGTACAACCGGGGTTGTGATGCTTTACTTGGCTTGAACGCATACTCACCACCCAATTTCATCCAGTAAGCCTCAGCCTTGGTGACATACCACTCCATTGCTTCCCGGAAGTCCTCATACTTATCTACCCATAACTGTAAGGTGGATTTGGATATGTTGAACTTGGAGGCCATCTCAGCCTCGCTCCAAGAGAAGTCCTCTAGGGTATATATCTCCTCAGCATGTGCCGGGGTGTAAGTAGATTTATTGTTAATGTTACGGGTACGCCTGCGCCTATCGTCCATCTCCTCATAGAACTTGTCTATAAGTGGCTTATGCAGGTGGGCAAAGAAATTCTCATACTCAGGGTGTTTTACCCGCCAAGCATCATGGGTGTTCTTTGATATGCCGATCTCAGCATATATGTCAGCAACACCGTAGCCTCTCTTGGCCATGCTCTCAGCCTTAGCTAATACATCTGACCCATAACGCCGCTCTATAGCAGCCGTGGGTGTAGGTGGTGGCGGTGGTATCGGTATATTTTTCATATTTACAGTATATGTTAGCGATTTCCCTTTGGCAACCGTGGCTCAAAAAATCCCAACTGACTTGCTCGAACAGTTGTTGATCCGTGGAATCTCAAATGGGGAATTGGTAGCACCGCGTAGCACCAGCGGTAGAAGCATGGTAGCTGTGGTAGAAGCATGGTAGCTGGGGTAGAAGCATGGTAGCTGGGGTACGAACCTCGTACAAAAGCAAATTAACGTGGAAAAATCTAAACTACCCTGCCCCCGCGCCTTAGCACTTCCGTTTTCGCTTAACGC